GACCCGCTCCGTCTCCGTGCTCATCCCGGCGATGCGGTCCGCAGCGTCCAGGAACAGATCGTTCACGTTGCGAAGCTGGCCGTTCGCTCCGAGGACATCGATGCCAAGGCTCTTGAACGTCTTCCCGGCTTCGCTCGTGGAGTCCTTGGCTTCGTTCGCGTTCCGGGCCAGGAACTTCATCCCTAATGCCACCGACTGAAGGCTGGCCTCCGACTGATCGGCGGCGAACTTGAGCGCGGAAAGGGTCTCGGTCGAAACTCCGGTCTTCAGGGAGAGGGCGTTCAGTTCCTCGCCTGCGGACATGGCGCCACGGATGAGAACTCCGAAGAACGCGGACGCAGCACCAGATGCGATTGCAATCGGCTTCGTGATCGCCTCGATCTGCTTGCCCGTCTTCTCGACGTTCTGCCCCGCAGCCTTGAGCGCGGGACCGCTCTTGTCGATCGCGTTGATCAGGATCTCGATGACGTTCCGTGAAGTCGCCATGCTACCGTGCCGCCTTACCCGCTACGAACGCCGCCCATGCGATTCCAGGCCCCATGTCGTCCTTGTCCGCGTGCTGCGTCATCTCCCGCAACTCCTGCGCGTTCTGCCAGTCCGCAGCCGCTGCAAACACCAGCACCTCGTGATACTCAGCCGGTGACAGTCTCAGCAGCCGGGAGGGCGTCATCCGGTACAACTGCGCCGCCCGGTTCACCAGCATCCCCTCCGGCGTCCACGCGAAAGGTGACCGCCTCTTCGGCTGCCTCCTTCACCCCGGCGCCGTAGAACTCCATCGCCGCTGAAAACACCTCGAGGACCTGGTCGCCCAAGTCCTCGGGGGTTACCGCGTTCTCCGGCGGCTCTCCGTCACCGACGTACAGGACGGGATCCACCATCACGCGCGCGCAGAAGGCTACGAACTTGGGGTGCAGGGTGTCGTAGTCCGGTTCCTCCGCCTGCTTCCCGCGCTGCCCGCGTCCCAGGATCCGCGCGATGTTCTGCTGCTTCTCAGGCAGCAGCTCCGCTACCACCGCGCCAAGGCCGGAAGCCGTTAGGTCGATGATCGCGGGTTTGCGGATGACCACCTCGAACCCTGCCGAGGTCGTGATGGTCTTCCGCGCCGCCTCTCGAAAGGCCGTTGCTCTGCTCATGGGCGCTAGTGCCCCCTCCTGCCCCCAGATTCCATCTACGTGACAGCCGTACCGATCGCGTTGATCTTCGCCACCTGGAAGAACTGTCCAGCTGAGTTGATGTGCGCCTTGAACGGGATCTTCTCGACGAGCACTCCGCCGCTCTCCACGGGCGCGCGGGCGCTCCCGAACACGACCTCGAACAGCGTGATCGCATACTTGTACCGGGTGGTCCCGGTGATGTAGGCCCCGCTCTGATAGTCGAAGTCCAGTTGACCCTTCGTGTTCGCGATCCACTTCGAGCTGTAGGTGGTGTCCTCGTACTCGCGGGTGAGTTCCCCGGTCAGCGACATCACGTCTTGCGGAAGCGGCTCCTGCATCGCGTCAAAGCCGAGATACTCGCGGTCCGTGGTATACGGGAAGTCCGCAGAGATCGACGCTTCGCGGATGTTGAACGCCACGGTATCGAGCTTGGCCACCAGCCCGGCCGGAGCGGTTCCGTCGAGCGCCAGCACATCGGGCGCGGTTGGAAAGGTCGGTGTGTCGCACGCCGCTTCCGCGTGTACCTTGCCGACGCCTCCGAACGTGGTCTCCAGGTTCTCGTTGGTGATCTTCCACTCCATTTTGTTCAGCTTCACCCCGTTGATTGCGGCACGCGACACCACGAGGTTGTCGTGGTATGTCAGCCCGACCTTTCGCGTGGTCGAAGGGGAGAAGATGTGCGTGTGCGTGCCCGACACCGGGTTATTGAGCGAGAACGTGTCGGTGCCGCCGAAGAAGTGCAGGAGCAGCACCTCGTCGCCTTCGTACTGGTTGTCGATGGTGACCGAGCCCTCGACGTGCTTCACCCGATTGCGCAGACTCGACACCCCGAGGCGCCCGAGCCCGCGATTGCCCCGCGTGTACTCCGCGGTGGGCAACCACGAACTCTTCACGATCCGGTGATACTTGTACCCGGAGCCGGGGTCGTTCCCGTACACCGACTCCGTGATGAACGCAGCGAACGAACCGAGGCCGGTTCCAGGGGTAGGCATGTGTCACTTGTCCCAACGCCCCCATGTTCATAGCCCCCGTTTCTAGACTGCTTAGACGACGTTCAACCACTCGTCAGGGTTCTGCGCGAGCAGGATGTCCTTCAGGTCTTCCTGGAGATATTTCGCTGCCCCGTTGGCAACGAACCGAACCGGGTGCTGGTCATTCGTGGAGGTTTCGTTCGGAACGACCTCGACTCCGCCTAACGGTCCCAGGTACTGCATGTTCGTTAGCGCCATCGTGCTGAACTCCTTGCTCCCCCGCATCCTTCCAGTCCCCGGGGCTCGTCTCGATCAGGTACTCGGCGAGGTCCTCGTGAACTTCCTTGGTCTCCCCATTCTCGAATCTGACCGGCAGCAGCAGCCCCAGCTTGGGACCGTGAGGAACAACCTCCACCCCGCTGAGATCGCCGATGTACGTGAGACTCCTCATCAACTCGTCCTTCTCCGGTTGTACCGGATGTTCTCCCGCAGGGTGAACACGCTCCACTTGCCGGATAGCTCGTGGATCAGTTCCCGCTCGCGGGTGCTGCCGAACGCGCGGCCTCCATGCCCCAGATCCGCGTCGATCGCCTTCTCGATGTCGCAGAGCACTTCCTCGCACACCTTCGGAGCGGTCAGCGTGGACCACCGCGTCAGGTCCTCATACACATAGCCGAAGATCACCACGGTCATTTCGTCGGTATCGCTGTTGCTCGGAGCGTTTCCGCTCTGCCCGTCGCCGCCAACGATGCACGCCCAGGGCGTGAGCGATGGATCCACCTGGTCCACCGGCGCCGGTTTATCCGTCACAGTGACCAGCTTGTGCCGGTACTCCGAACCCTCCGTGATGCTCTTGAGCGCGGTCAACTTCGTGTTGATATCGTCGATCAGGAGTTGCCGATGATTAATGGGTAGTGCCATTACGCACTCCCCCCGGTGCTGATTGCGAGCGAAATCCGCCCACCGACCAGCGCCACCACCTCGGGCTCCACCTTGTCCTTCGCCTTGGTGAGGTAGTGCGTCGGCTTCAGCGTCGCCGACTTCGCGAGCACGTAGAGGAACTCCAACCCACCGCGCCCGCGCTGGCCCTTGGAGCGCACCAGGAACGCCTTGCCGTTCACCTTGAGGACGAACGCATCCGTGTAGTCCCTGGCCCGATGCCTGCGCGCGTCCACGCTCAGCGGAATCGTGAGCGCGCGTGCCTTCTTGGGAACCACGGTTCCGCCAAGCTCCTGGATCCTGGACGCGGGGTGCGCCGATCCCACGAGGCCCATGACCTGATTCCCCACGATCGCCGCGGAGCTGGTCCAGCTCGCCCGCCAGTCCTTACCGCCGCCGAACTGGCTCGTGATCTGCCGCTTGACCGCGCGCTCCATGACCAGCGATCCAGCGCGCACGCTCTGGAACGTGAGCCGCGGAATCGCGTTGGCAATCCCGCGCAGCCGTTCCTCGGCTTCGGCGAACCCGACCGCGCGGATCTCAGGGGTAAGCATCAGATCCGCACCGACGGCGCGCGCCACGGATCCAGCAATCCGCGCACCTTGGGCGGCATAGGATCCTTGTTGTAGGTCACCGTCTGACCCTCGAACGACACGCTCTCCACGTCGTCCTTGCGCTCCGTGTAGTCGCGCCACATGCGCGCCACCAGCATCTTGGCGGCCAGGATCACGTCGTCTGGTACCGAGGCCAGCCCGTTCCACCCGGGCGCGTAGACCACACGCCAGTTCAACTGGCCGGCGGTGAACACTTCCCCGGTGGTCAGGTACAGGTACCCGAGCCGGGAGTCGATGCGGAACTGGGTGGGTGTGTAGCTCACCAGAATCCCGCCGGTCGTCGTGTCCAGCCATTCCAGCGTGGTCACGCTCACGATGGGATACTTGTTGAGCGGCAGCCGTACCAGGCCGTTGCCGTCGTAGGTTTCGTCCACCGATCGGGATACGAACGGGCGCGAGCAGTAGGACTCCACGCGCCGGGTCGCAGCGTTGATGATGTTCTGGAACGTCTCCAACTCGCTCGATGTCGGCACAGGGATCTTGAGATACGCCGCGGCGTCGTCTTCGTTCATCAGAGCCCAGGCGAGCAGGGTGACAGCGGTGACAGCCATTTAGCGCCTCCGCTTCGTCTTCTCGACAGCACCGCGCTTCCGCTGCTGCTTGTCGCGTTCCACCGTGGGCTCCGGCTCCGCTGCTGGCTCCTCCGCAGGAGCACCGGGCGGATCCTTGCGCTGCCTCAGTTCCACCGGATCATCAGCGACCACAGGCGCAACCTCAGCTTCCAGCACCACCGATCCCGGCTTGATCGCTTGCAGCCAGGCGAAGATGTCGGGACTCAACTCCCGTACCTCGCCGGCGTTCACGATCCAGCCCGCATCGATGCGCTGGAGGAACCGCACCTTCACCGTGTTCTCCTTCACACCCTGCCTCCCCAAGCCTCCCAAGGGATCCGGGACAGCCGTCCATCCCGGACCCTTGGAAATTGACACCGCCTTACCTACCTAGCCCTAGATGCCCGCGAGGTTGATGCCGTAGTTCACGGACTTCGCGGTCGTCGCGTCGAGCTGCTTGAAGTCGCCGCGATCGAAGGCCACGATCACGGTCTGGTCGGCATGGATGAGCCGATCGGTCTCGACACCGATCCCGGGCCGCACGCCTCTCTTCCACCGCTCGCGGTTCACGAGCAGCACGGAGGTCAGCGTTCCGCCGGCCGCGTACACGCCCGAAGCGTTCAGGTCCGCACGCGCGAACTCGGACACCACGATCGGGATGTTGTCGTGCTTGGCGACTTCGCCGGTCAGCACCACGGCTTGGGGGCCGTACTTGTCGAGCGTCTGGATGTTCGGGAGGTTCAGGAACCGGAACATTCCACGCACCGAGGTGATGTAGGCGAGGTTCCGCGTCTTCACCCCGTACACGCCCATCGCGTCCCGCATGCGCCGCAGAGCAGCGTCATCGAACACGCCGAGGTCGGTCTGGTAGGTAGCGTTGGTCTCGATCGCGTAGCACCGGAGGCCGTCCACGAGCATGTTCGGAGAACTGGCCGTCACGTCTGAGTCGAAGTGGCTGGACACGTTCCCGTTCTGGATCGCAGTCTCCCAACCGTCCGCGATCGCCTGGGCGAGGGTGCGATAGAGCCACGGCAGCGCGGCGCCGATCGTGTCTTCCGACCACTCCCGGGTGTAGACCTCGAGCGCACGCAGCTTGCGAGCCGTGAACGTGACGTTCCCGGTAGGACTGAGCCCGTAGAAGCTGCGGGCCGCATCCGCAAGCGCGGTCGCCGGAGTCGCGGTGGACTCGGCCATGTACTGCGACACCGCACGCGCAGCCTGGAACGGCCAGGTGTACGGATCGGTCGGGCAGGTGAACGTCTCGAACAGGTTCGCCACCTGCATCTCCAGCATGATCATTTCCATGAGCTGCTGGGAGAAGCCTGTGGGCACCCACTGGGAGCCGTCGCCCGAGGTTTCGGAGTCCAGCGCCTTGGAGAGTTCGCTGGTCAGCATGGTCCAGTCGTCCCACGCCTTCATCTCCTGGAGCCGAGGAGCCTGGATGCCTTCCTTCCGCAGCGCGCGGGAGATCGCACCCTTCAGCACGAGCTCATCGTTCTTCCGCTGAAGCTCTTCCACCAGAGTCTTCATGGAGCCCGAGTCCGCGGGGGCGCGCGATACCATGAGCTTGGAGAAGCTCTCTGCGGAGCCGTTGAACTTGAGGAACCTAGGATCGAACTCGGGGAAAATGGCGCGCTTGGTGGCCTTCGCCATTTCGCTCTTCAGCGTTTCGACCGCCCTCTCCGCCGCGATGAGCCTTTCGTCGCTCTTCTTCGCGGTGTCGGTCACGATCGTTTGCAGGTCCTTGGTGGACTTGATGAGCTCCTGCGTGGCTTCCATCAAGGCGGTGTCCTGAGCCATTTCGGCCCTCCATCAGCGCCCCCAGGTACAACGCCCCCAAGCCGACGAGATCGCTATTTCCTGAACGCCCCCATGAACTCCTTCAGTTGTTCGATCGCCCCCTCGATCGCGGCGAGCACCGCCGGATCGCAAGAATCGGCGGCCTTGACATGTGGCGTAGCCCAGGGGGGCACTCCAGGCTTGACCGGATTCGCCAAAGCCGCCGAAATCGCCTGAGCTAGTCGCTCGGAAAGATCACCGTCCAAAGTTCTCTCGACACCCTCGACCCCGAGCGCGCGCGCGAGGTGCGAGATCCCATTCGCTGCAAGAGCCAGCGCGTCGGGTTGAGCCGGGATGGGTACTGCGGAGAACTCAAGTAGCTGCCACTCCTTGAAATCAAATCCTCCGCTCCAAACCTCCGCACCGTTCTCGGGGTTCTTGACCATGATCTTTTCCCAGGAGCGGGGCAGAAATCGGATGCTGAAAGCGTTCAGTACGCCGTCCACGTACTGTCCGAAGATCTGCTTGTGGAATCCCTTGGGATCGTTCTTGAGATCGAATACGGGCTCGGCCAGGATGCCCTCGGCCTGGATCTCCTCCCTCGCGCTCCGCCCGATCGGCGGCAGCGTGTCGTCGTGCGCCCACAGCACAACCGGGTTCCTGCGGAAGTCGGCGTTGTCCATGCCTTCGGGCCGCACGATGTCGCCCATACGATCGAGGCGCGGGGTGGACACGAATGCGATGAGTGAGGATGTTTCCTCGTTCACGGTGTTGGCCTTGGTGAACCCGGTGGCGAACACTGGCGGCGCGGCGGTATGGGTTTCCAGCGCCTTGGCAAGCGCCATGCGCTGCTCGTAAAGCCGTGGGCGCATCTGCGCGAGGCGGTCAAGGGCGTCCATTGCGTTTCTCCGCGCCCCCGAGATCCAAGGAAAGGCCAACGTCAGATGCTTCGCCGGTGAGAATGGGTTCCACGGCGCACCGGCAATTAATTGAATTGGATGGATCACCGGACGGATCGCCTGGGTAGGCCAGGTGGTCCCCGCCCACGTCGAAGGACTCGTTCAACCCGACCACTTCACCGTCCGCTGCGGCGTGCGCTTCGCGGGTCTGATCGTCCGGCGTCGCCAGCCACCGCTTGCGATCCACCAAGCCGTCCGTTTGCTTGTAAGCCTCCACCGCGCCGAAGTTGAAGCTCTTGATGCTTTCGGTCCTGCCGATCGTGTTGGCGCGCCCGCGCGACACGTCGAACACACCGCGCACCCGGTCGGACAGTTGGAGCGCGTTCTCACCGCTGGAGATCCCCTCGGCGAGCGTTGAGGCGAGCTGGTCCTTCGTGGTCTGATCCACGTTGGTGACCAACTTCGCGCCCTCGCGGTCGAGGAACCGCAGCACGTCGGGGTTCTGGAGTGAGAAGTCCAGGTCCTTGAGCCCCAGATCCTTGAGCGCACCGTTTCCCGAGGTCAGCAAAGCGGCTTCGTACACCTGCCGGAACTTGGCGATGTTCCCGTTCTGGAGGCCGTCGATGAGCAGGTCGATCTCGGCGATGCCCTTATCGATCCCACCAAAGAAGCACCGGCCCAGCGTCTCCTCGAGCCCGGCCAGTACCACGCGCTCCTGCTCCCCGAACATCGCATTCGAGGTGCGCTGGAACACCCGCGCGTAGGTGCGCGTGTTCTTGTCGAATGCGCGCCAGATCGCCTTGCGGCGCAGGCTGCGCTGCTCGTGGGCCAGGATGCGCGAAGCCTTTGCCTCCACGTCGGCCAGCACGGTTTCCAGGGTGTTCCCGATCTGCTTAGGCGGCGTCGACTCATCCGAAGAAGTGCCTGCATCGGATACCGGCATGAGGCTGAACGGGAGGTAGGTTTCATCACCCTCGGGCAGCGCCTCGAGCCGCGGCACCTGGCCGCTGGACATCCACTCGCGCAGTTCGTTCGGGGTCATCGCACCGTTGGCAACCATGATCGCCCCGGTGTCCGCGATCGACTTCCGGTCCTCCTTGAGCGCGGCCACGTCGTTCAGGTCGAATCGTACTTCGATCCCGGCCCCGTACCTGGACGCCAGGTCCTTGTTGATCCGCTCGGTGAGCTTGCGCAACTTCGGTAGGATCGTGAGTTCCCAAAACTGCCGCTTTTGTTCCCTCACGTTGTTGTAGGTGGCGGCGTCTAGGATCGTGACCATCACCGGAGGCACTCCGAGCGCCATCAGGATCT